AACGTAATCGTATTGACTTTGGACACGAAGAAAAACAAAATATACGTATCATATACGATGGTGTGGTGTCTGATACATTAAAACAGAAATCAATATTGTATTATGATAAGAATACTAAAGTAAACGATTTCAATTATAACTCATTAAGTCATAGACCGTATAGTGAATTAGAAGGACTAACTAAACAAAGACTAGTGTTTGGGCTGGACTAATTGTGAATGATGTGAAGTGAGAATTATTGCAGTTAAAATTATTACTCACGCCTAAAAGTGTGTTGTAGGCTGTTTAAACGCAATATTTTCTAAAAAAGTGAACTATGTGAATGATGTGAATCGTAATTTAAGTTTTCTGACAAAAATAAAAAATAAAAACTTTGTCATTTATAGAAATCGAATTTTTGATTCACATAGTTCACATCATTCACATCTAAATACACTATAAATTTGAAAAACAAACAAAAAATTCCAAGATGTATTTACTAACTAAATAAAACTATGAAACAGCAAACTTATACAAGATACCATCGTTATGATCAGTATGGTAACAAATATATTAAACGTTTTGAAAACGACAGTCCTCCAACTAACGAGCCAGAATTAGGCTACACTGAGTGGATTAGAGGCACGGGTCCATTTGAACCACAAGCATTAGTCAATGTAACTGAGGGCATTCGCCGTGCGTGTAAGGGCATACCAAAAAGTCCTGAGCAACGTGAAAAAATGCGTCAAGCTAAGTTAGGCGTTCCTAAAAGTCAAGAGCATAAAGACAATATGCGTAAAAGCTGGTATAAGCGTAGAGAATTGCAATTGAAACAGCAAGCTATATGAAGAAACCAACAGTGCAAGAGCTTCATAAAGAATTGTATATATTTGGTAGTAGCAGTCACATTTCAGTTATATATAGGTTCAATAAAACCAAACAGCAGTGGGAGTTTTCTACGTTTAAATGTATAATGTGTGAGCAAACATTAAAGTATGCCAGCAACGCTATAAAGCACACAGATAATTGTAGAAATATAAATACTACAAAGAAGGAGAAAGAAGTGCCTATACAAACAATAATGGTAGATGGCGTTCGCAAGTATAGAATGGGCGATAGTGGTAAAGCCTATAACACAAAAGCTGAAGCTGAAAACAGTGGTAAAAGTAAAAAGAAAGTTGGCGCAGATGGTAAAGTTTGCTGGGATGGCTATCGTTATGGTGGCACCGTAAATGGCAAAGACATTTGCACTAAAATGAAAAAGGATTGATTATGCCAATACAAACAATTATGGTTAAAGGCGAGCGTATGTATCGCTGGGGCGATAGTGGCAAACTATACAAAGATCGTGCTGACGCTGAAAAGCAAGCAGCCGCGGCATACGCAAGTGGCTACAAAGAGCCTAAGAAAGATATGAATAAAAAGTGAATATAGCTTGCGTGATTGGTAATGGTCCTAGCAGACTAAACTTTGACTTAGATCGTATCAATGAAACGATGTATACGTATGGATGTAATGCATTATACAGAGACTTTATGCCTAACTATTTGATAGCAATGGACGATCAGTTAGTGCGTGAAATACTAGCTAATAAAATACAACATAAAACTAATTTTTACACACAAGAAAAACATAAGTTTGACCATATGACAGTTGACGTAAATGAAAAGATCAATTGGTTGAAACCTCTAGACAAAAGATTAGATAGTGGCAACAGTGCATTAGAAGTAGCATTGAATCACGCCTACGATATCATTTATATAATCGGCTTTGATTACAATACTGAAGATCACAAATTAGACAATGTGTATAAAGGCACAACTCACTACGCAAGAAACGCACACAATTATCACGCTAAAGAAATGGCAAGTGAATGGAAACAAAGATTGAGAAATCTTATAAGAGAGTTTCCAGATACAAAGATCATTAGAGTTAATGGGTCAAACACTTGTGTTAACATTGACCAAACAAATTATAGTGAAATAACAATAGAACAATTTAAGGAAATCTATGACGCAAGAAATTGAATACACATACAAACTATACCGTGATACTGAACAACAATTAGTTGTTACAGTTGATCCATTAGTTAAAGATATTGAGATATCTATACAACGAATGATGGATATGAACGTTGATGAATTAAGTGATGATAACAAGTATGCCTTCGAAATGAAGATACTTGGACTTAGAACCATTCATCAGTTCTTAGGCGCATTACAACAAGAACAGTATTTGAAAGAATATAAAACTGGTATTACAGATGAATTAAAAGGTAAGATCAACATTGATGTTAACGAACGATTAGATGGTTTAACTAAAGAAAATACGGTTCATTAATATGCAACAACTAATTGACAAACCAATGTATGTTGGACACATACAAAATTTTGATAAGATGGTCACTGAACTTAGCCCATTTATGACTGAGATTGAGATTGATCAATGCATTAGCTTTATGCACACACTAACAGATACAAAGAACGATATCAACCCAAGTCCAGAAGATTGTAAAACACAATTACAAATTATGCTTGGTCGTGATAGATTCTTAGAACTTACTCAACAATGGGGAAAAAAGAATCAAAAGTTCCTCAGCGTGTTTGGTTCATTGAAGTTTAAAGAAAAAGCAACGGGTAAATATTTTGATGGCTTAGATGACACAGATAACCCAGAAGATTATGAAAAGGTGTATATATGAAACAATGGTTTAAAAGTGTATGGATGAGATTGCGTAAGAGTAATCAACTGCCTGGCAATGAAGTCTTAATTCCAATGACTCCAGTAGCAGTAGAAGAAAAGCCAGTAAAACCAAAACGAGTAATCGTAAGGAAGAAAAAAGATGCAAACAATACGTGAAAGATTAAACAATCCCGGTATCGTTAGAGTATATCTACAAATGATTCGTAATGATACTGAGGAAGTAGTTAGAGAACTACGCAAGACATTGAAAGACAATGCCGAAGGTCACGCTAAACAAATATTGCTTGAAGAAGAAATTGTTAAAAGACTAGGCGTATGAGTATACGTGAATTTTTAGGTCATTGTTTTTGTGATTGGCGTTTCGACCAATTGAAAAATATTATACTTACCGGTAGTATGGATCAAGTATTGAATATACAGCAATTGAACAATAACTTTAAAAACAATCATAGGCACGATGAAATTAAAACATTACTTAGTGAAAGATTAAAATGAACCAAGATAACATTCTGCCACCAAAAACTAAGGGCAAGCACGGCGGCGCACGACCAGGTGGTGGCAGAAAAAAAGGCGTAACTCAAAAGCTTAGTGCGCAAACATTATTACAAGCTATTGAGCAAAAAGACAAACCATTTGCTGAAGGCTTAGCAGAAGATTATCACGCAGCCAGAATGGGTGATGATAAGCATTTAGTTCAAAAATATCAGAATATGATATTGAACAAAGTTGTAGCAGATAAGCAAGAAATTGATGTGACTACACTAGGTCAAAGTTTGCATAACAACTTTAACTTCCCTGCTGTAGAATTAAGTGATTGGCAAGACAATTTGCCAAAGATTATATCGACTAAATGAACAACATAGAAATTCCTTTGTATGGTGAGCAGAACACTATTCTGCGTGACTGGCTCACAACTGATAAACATTGTGTAGACATCGTGCCAGTTGGTAGTGGAAAGACGTTTCTCGCGGCTATCGCATTACCATTATTCGCTTCAGACCCTCGCTATCACAAAGGAAAAGATATTATCTATAGTGCTCCAACAGGTGCTATGATAAAATCTTTAATTTGGGAGCCACTGAAACATAGTTGTATAAATCATTTTGGATTAGTTGATGGTAAAGATATCAACAATAGTGGTAGATTGATTGTTATATCAACGCCTAACGGCACAGGTCCATTACACGATTTATTCACATTAGCATTAGAAAATCCTGAGAAGTATATTGTTCGCCATTACAATTATCTACAAATGCGTTCAGGTAACAGAGAGTTTATTGAAGAACAAAAACGCATTATCAGTCCATTAAAATTTAACCAAGATTATATGTGTCAGTGGGAAAGTGTTAGTGACGCATTCTTCTATACGTGGGACAGACACAAATATACAAGAGAGATTAAAGATTTTGGTGGCGATCTATGGACATTTCACGACTTTAATAAAAGGGTAATGACGGCAGTAGTAGCGCAAGTTAAGAAACAAGGTCACCGTGATGGCACAATTGAGATATTGAAAAGCTATGCGATACCAGACTGTTCAACAGAAGGTATTGCAAGTGCTATCCGTGAAGATTTTCCTAAACGTAGAATCAACAGCATTATCGATATGTCAGGCACACAAGTGAACAGAGATACTACAAGCCCCTTTGGCGTAACAGATAGAATCATATTAGAGAAGTATGGTTTTACAATTTCTAATACACGCAAGAGTAACCCTCTTGTTACTGATACTGATAACACTAGCAATGCGTTTATAAATCGTGGTGGTTTAGTTGTAAGCCCTGATGATAAGTTTTTGTTAGAAGCACTACAAACATATCACTTTGAAGATGGTAGTCGTAAAAAACTAGTAAAATATACTGAAAGTAGATACGCACACATCGACGGATTGGGAGACTGTATTAGATATGGTATTCATTATTTGTTCCCTATTCAACACGAAAGTATGATAGGAATTCCTGAGTATGTTGGTATGGATAGTAGATTTAGTAGTCGCAACAAGCCAGGATTAGAGCATATGCCTGATAGTCCATTATATCCAGGCGGACCAACTTGGGAAGAGATTATGAATGGCGATCAGGTAGAAGACCATATGGTGTGGAGTTAATATGGCAAGAGGCAGACCTAAA